CATTCTTATGGGCAACACTAGTCCTTCTATTGAACCTTATCGTGCCAATGCTTATCGCCAAGACACTCTATCGGGTTCTCACCTAAATAAGAATAAATTTTTAGATGCTGTGATTCAAAAACATGCTGAAACTCGTGCAGAAGATTGGGCAGACGATGTATGGCGTTCCATTATTGCTAATGATGGAAGTGTTCAACACTTCGATTGGCTTGATGAACATACTAAAGAAGTATTCAAAACATCAATGGAAATTGATCAACGCTGGGTGATTGAACACGCAGCAGATCGCCAAGAGTTTATCGATCAAGCACAATCATTGAATTTGTTCTTTCGCCCAGATTCACACATCAAGTACATTCACACAATTCACTTCCTTGCATGGAAGAAGAAACTAAAGACTCTTTATTACTGCCGTTCTGAAAAGCTTGCAAAAGCTGATAAAGTTTCTAAGAAAGTAGAACGCGAAATTATCAAAGAATTAGATATGACTGCAATTGCACAAGGAAACGATTGTATTGCATGTGAGGGATAATGGAAGAAGAAACTAGTAAACAAGAATCTCATAAACCATATGTGTGGTGGTTTATGAGAATTGTAGAAATGATTACCTGCGCACACATTATCGCAGGAGTATGGAGACACTGGTAAATGGATGCATATAACTTATACTATATAATCAAGCAATTATGGTGTAATCATGTCAATAAACACAGTGGTGAAATTATAAAGTCGAGTGAAAGCATTAAAGTTTGTGTGTGGACTCCTGAAGGATATCGCGAAGTAAGAAACGCGGTATATAACGAAAAACTAAAAATGATAGAATTAGAATTGGATCAAGAATGAAAGAAGTATTAAAATTTAGCGCATCATGGTGTGGCCCATGTAAGATGTTGGCGATGACTGTCAAAGAACTTGATGATAATACAGTTCCAATCAAAGACATCGATATCGATGAAAATCTAGAACTAGCAACAAAGTATGGTATTCGAGGAGTTCCTACTCTTGTTCTACTCGAAAATGGAAATGAAGTAAAGAGAGTATCCGGCGCATTGACTCTTCCAAAACTTAAGGAATTTATCAATGGTTAAACAAAAACATAATTTGCTATCTGAACGTAGCAATTTTAAACCGTTTAATTATCCTTGGGCTTATGATGCTTGGCTGAAGCACGAGCAAAGTCATTGGCTTCATACAGAAGTGCCTATGGCTGAAGATGTTAAAGACTGGAAAAAGAAATTAACCGATGAAGAAAAACAATTTCTAACACACATCTTCCGCTTCTTTACTCAAGGCGATATTGACGTTGCAGGTGGCTACGTTCGTAACTATCTTCCTTATTTCCCTCAACCAGAAGTAAGAATGATGTTGATGGGCTTCGCAGCTCGTGAAGCTTTACACGTTGCAGCGTACTCACACTTGATTGAAACGTTAGGTCTTCCAGAAACTACATATAACCAATTTTTGGATTATGAAGAAATGAAAGACAAACATGATTACATTCTTGACATTTCAAGCAAGAATGGTGATAAACAATCTACTGCAACTCACATTGCAGTATTCTCTGCATTCACAGAAGGCATGCAACTATTCAGCTCATTTATTATGTTGTTAAATTTTCCTAGAACAGGAAAGATGAAGGGCATGGGACAGATTATTACTTGGTCTATTGTTGATGAAACAATGCATGCTGAGTCTATGATTAAGTTGTTCAAAGAATATATAAAAGAAAATCCAGAGATTTGGAATGATGAACTTAAAGCGAAGATCTATACGATTGCTGAAAAGATGGTTCTACTCGAAGACAGGTTTATTGATCTGGCATTCGGCATGGGTCCTATGGCTGATCTTAACGCTGCTGACGTTAAACAGTATATCCGCTATATTACTGATCGTCGCCTTATCAGTCTTGGCCTTAAGGGAATTATGAAGGTTAAGAAGAATCCACTCCCTTGGGTTGAGGAAATGATTAATGCTCCTACTCATACTAACTTCTTTGAGAATAGAGCAACTGATTATGCTAAAGGTGCAACTAGTGGATCTTGGGATGATGTCTGGGCTTAAATAATGTTAGAAACTATTTGTGAAACAATGGTTGATGCATACCATCGTAACTGGATTACTAGTCGCGATGGTAATGTGAGTATTCGTCACCATGATCGTGACCATTTTTATATTACACCAAGCGGTGTGCGTAAGCAAACACTACAGCCTGATCAATTTAAGAAGATCAAGATTGTAAGCAGTTTGATGTGGCGAGAAGAAGCTTATACTGATATTAGTTCAAATCTAAAACCAAGTGGTGAGATCCCACTACACTTTGGATTACAGCGCAATATGGGTCAACATAGTAATGATGTTCGTGTTGTAATGCATTTTCATCCAACATATTGCGTTGCAGCTATGCATGCAGGTATTGAATTAGGTGATATTGCGCGCGATTTTCCAGAGCTCAGTAGATATACTAAAGTAGCACATAATGTTGGAGATGTTGCTCCTATTAGTCAAGAACTTGCTGATGAATGTCATCGCAATTTAGAACTTGATGATTATGGAAACATCGCTTACGATATTGTAGGTATCAAAGGTCATGGCGTAGTAGCTATTGACACCTCTCCTTGGAGAGCGTTTGAACACATTGAAAGACTAGAACATATTTGTAAAATTGTTCTAGCATCAAATAAAACTAGAAAGGAGAGCTAATGGCACAAAAACATTTCGATTGCGATGGATGTGGAGCTCATGGCAAAATTACTTTTAAAACCGATGATGAATTCAGAATTTCCGATGTGGCATATTGCCCCTTCTGCGGAAGCGATATTTATGAAGATGAGGAGTATAACGATGACGAAGAAGATCAGTAAGGTTATTGTCTACTATGAAGATGGAACTTACGAAGAAGTTAAAACTGGCGTACCTGATACACAAGGTGAACAGGATAAAAAATCTACTAGCCCAAATCCTGTAGTGCCGGACTTCCGTCCTGATACACAAAAAGTACAGGAGTGGCAACCAAAATATCAACCACCACAGACTCCGTGGCCATTTCCTACATGGCAACCTAACACAGTGTGGTGCAGCGCTTCGCCAAATGACAATGTTCCTTTGAAGTATACAGTAAGCTCCGATGCACGTGACATGACAACATGGAGCTTTACATCGACTGGCAACGCAGATAATCTTAATAAATATACCATTACATCAACTGGTAATGGTAATGTGGATTTATCAAAATAAAGAGTTTACTGAAAGTGAGATAGGTAAGTATATTGGATATGTTTACCTAATCACGAACAAGATAAATAATAGACAATACATCGGAAAGAAACTCTTTTGGTTCTCTAAGACTAGAACAGTCAAAGGAAAGAAGAAGAAAGAGAAAGCTCTTTCCGATTGGCCAACTTATTGGTCTTCTTCAGAAGAACTGAAGAAGGATGTCGTTGCTCTAGGTGAAGAAAACTTTACACGAGAGATTTTATATCTATGCTCTAACAAGGGCACTATGTCATATCTGGAAGCTCGCGAGCAATTTGCGAGAAGAGTACTAGAATTTCCAGATCTGTGGTACAACGGCATCATCCAATGCAAAATACACAGGACACACGTAAAGTTATGATATATCTTCTCCTTGGAAATGCTATTGCACTATCAATTATAGCAGAATTCTATGCCATCATGGGATTGATGGCAATCTTCTCTGGTTCTCCTATCGCCATAGCAATTATGGGCGGTGTGTTAGGTCTCTCCAAAATCGTAGTCACTTCATGGCTATATAGAAATTGGGAGCACACTACACTTTTACTTAGAACATATTTCACATCAGCAATCTGTGTTCTTATGCTTTTAACGAGCATGGGAATATTTGGATACTTGTCTAAAGCACATTTAGATCAAGGAGTAGTGTCGAGTGATGTTGCGGCCGCAGTATCTCTTATCGACGAAAAAATCAATATACAAAAGGAAAATATAAATGCAGCTCGTAAAACGCTTTCTCAATTGGATAACCAAGTCGACGCCGCCCTCAGTAGAACCACCGATGCAGCCGGAGC